CCTTTAGGCATTTTTATATTAGATTTTACACCTTCAAGAACTTTATCTTTTAAAGGAGATGTAGCACCCAATGGAGATTCAAGTCCTTTGCCTTTAACCTCTACCCCCGCCTTGGATTCGGTATTCGATTTAGTTATTTCGCCTACCCCCTTCTTAAATATATCTTCTAAGGATTTTAAGAATTTTTTATTCTGCTCCTCTACTGATTCTTTTTTATTCGGATCCTCTTTTATTCCTTCTTTTGGAGGATTTTGATTTTCTGCAGTAATCGCATTTTTATTCTCTTTCACCTCGGAGGTAAGAGACTTTATGTTTCTGCTTAGATCGGATAATTGATCTATAAGTTTTTTATTTAGATCCATGTTCTATATATCTAGAAATAAAAATATCTATTTCTTAAGGCTAAATACTTGTTTAAATCCTTTAGCTTCCATATCCTCATTGGATTCTATTTCAATAGATTGATTTATTTTCTCTATCCATAATTGATATTCATAGAAAGGAAGAGATTCCAAAAACACAGGATCTATCCCATGTTCTCTCCAAAGCCTAAATTTTATATCAAAGTAATTCTCTAAAGATATCTGAAATAAGGAAAAGAGATCTGACCCCGCCGGGAAAGGTAATATCTGCGGTGACCTCCCCCTCACCGCATGCTTGACATTTTTGTTTTGCTTCTGTTTTAGTTCCTATTTTTATTTTTTCTGATATCTGATAAAGTAAGCTAAATTCTTTTTTAGTCCATTCAGCAGATGTTTTTCTCATTAGTAATAGAATTCCCTCAAAATCTAAACCTCTCCATTCAGATATAATAAATGGTGCTATTTCTAAAAATCCATCTTCTATTTCTATATTTCTTTTATAACATACAGTAGAAAAATCAGAAAGTGATTGGGTAACTCCTATACTGGGAACAAATATTTCAAAAGATTTTTCCTCTGTTTTTAAAGTAAAGATAAAAGATCTGGTTTCAGGGTTGTATCTTTTTATTATTTCATCATCCAATTCATAAGAAGAAAGATTGCCCGATCTTAATTCAAATCCCTCTATAGATTTACAATCTTTAGTTCTTTCACATTTTTTATTTGGGGTAAGCATTAAAGAATTTTCACCTCTTAGAAAAGTAAGGTCCCTAATTGCCATTATTATATAGAATCTATCTTCTTGTTTAAGATCTTTATAACTAACAACACCTTGCCCTGGAAAATCTATTCTTAGACACCTTTCTAAAATAAAAGAAAGCTTTCTCTCTATATCCACCGAATCATCTTCATCTATAGTAGAAAAATGTCTTATTTCTTTAACATCAGAAGGTCTTATTGCCATTCTTGTTCCTTCTGGATAGAATAATCCCTTCGATGGTAAAAGATGAATAGGTAAATTTTTCCAATTAACTTCGAAAACAGCATCTTTTTTAACTTCCTGCACCGGTATTTTATTTTCTTCCCTTTGGGGAATGACAACTGGTTGCGGGATTATTTCTTTTTTTGGTTCTTCCACTACAGGGGATTCTTTTATTTCCTCTTTTGGTTCCAAAATCTCCTCGATAGGGGTTTGATTTATCTGTGGGGGTATGATAGGATCATATTCTAATCCTCCCATTAACTCCTTAGATCTTAGTAATTCTTCCGGTGATATACCTAATAAATTATTCATAGTTTATATTATTTATATTATATAACAAAACACAAAAAAAGAGACAAATTTATGTCTCTTTTTTCAAAATATTTTTTTATATTATAAAAATGTATCTGACCAATAATCGCATATCCATGAAAGAGATATACTATAGTTAGTTGCTTGCTCATAATCTAAGTCCATTGCAGGTATAGCTTCAGATGGAAAGCAAGAAAGAATAGATATTCTTCTAAAGACATCACCTCTTTTATTGAATATAGAAATAACCATTGATCCCACATAATCTTTTTTAATACCCATAGCTCCTGTAAGAGGATTATAGATTAAATCCGACCATTGTCTTAGGATTTTATAGACTTCCATAGAATTGCTTTCAGGGTTCAAGTTAACTTCAAAATCCATAGTTACAGTCATATCCGTGGTAGATGGTTCTCCCCCTGCATATCTTCTCATAGCAAATTTATAGTTTTGATCTACAGTTGCAGAAGGGGCAATATCAACGGCTAAGCCTGAAAGACTTTTTATTCCTTGTGCTAAAATACCCTCCCCTTTAAATCTTTGAGCTGCAAGAGGAATCCCTGCAGGAGGTTGTATAATAACCTCAAATTGATTGAGATAAACAGGTTCATAGTTATTCCTAGAAGCTGTTGAATTACTAAAATGTGGAAGTCCAGCCATATTAATTTAAAAATTATAAAAATAAATCTTCCCAATAATCAACGGCAAATTCCATATCATTGATTGTATATATTGTCTCGTCTGTATAGTTCAATCCCATTTCAGGAAGAGCTTTTAAAGGAAAAACATCTCTACAATTAATTCTACGGTAAACATCGCCCTGTTTATTAAAGATAGAAATTAAAATATTACCTGTGTAATCTTTTTTAAGACCCATAGCTCCGGTAAGAGGATTGTAGATCAAATCTGACCATTGTCTTAGGGTTTTAAAAATATACATAGAGTTAGCATCATTTAAATTCACAGTAAATGAAATACTAACGTTCATTGTGGTTTCAGAAGGCTTAGCACCTGCGTAGTTTCTTTTAGCAAACTTATATTTCTGGGTAGCTAATCCTGGGTGCTTATCCACACTTAAACCACTAACTTTAGTTACGTGCTCTAGCAATATAGTTCCTCCCCCTACACCATTGGGACAAGTTATTTGTGCCTCAAACTGGTTAAGGTAAACAGGCTCATACTTATTTAAAGAAGCCTGAGAATTTGAGAAGTGTGGTAATCCTGCCATAATGTTTTTTAGTATATTTATCTAAGTTCTAAAAAATCTAAAAAATCAACCCAATTAAACAAATTGGGCAAATCCTCCAGATGCAATACCTCCAGTTCGTGTAACAGTAATTCTATTTATAAATTTCTGTATTCCTCTTGCTGGTTCTATAATAACATCTATAACCCCCATATTCATATCTATGATAGCTGGAGTATTATTAGAGGTATCCATAATAGTTTGGTAAGCATAAATTCCTCCTCCTGATTGAACCCCGTCTAAATAATTATCTACTAATGTTTTAATTTCAAGTCTAATAGAATCTTCGTTAAAATCAAATAGGTAATTAGAAAGAATAGATTGAACATCGCTTTCTACAGAAATTAATAAATCCCTTACGTGTAGAAGGTTAAATGCGGAGTTTACTGTCTGGTAAGCTGTTTGGTTACCGAATATTACAACACCTACTCCTGTTCTTTTTATTATAGGATTTATACCGAATGGCTCTAAATTTCCTCTATCCTCATCTGTAAAATCATATTCTACACCTACTATAGTACCTCCTGAAAGAACTCCTCTTTTTTGTCCTGCGACTATAGAATAAGGTTCTCCTGCTGCAAATTTTCTAACGTAATTATTGGAAACGAATGCTGCTGGCGGTACATTTATATTTCTATTGGATTCTCTAATTGTAATATAAGGTGAGAAGAATCCGCAGAATTTAGAACCATCGTCTTCGCTAGGTAAACTAAATGTATAAGACGGATTCAGAGATAAATTACCTCCATCTGCTATATATCTAGTTTGTAAAGATGGATATGGATTAACTGCAGTAGGTGCATCGGTAAATCTAGGGTCTGTGCTATTTCTAAATTGAGTAATTGAAGGTGCATTAATTAATGCCATTGCTTGCTGTCTATTTTTAGCAAGTAAACTTAATTGACGTTTAGAATTAGGTAAAATTTGTCCAGAGAAAGTATCTACGATATATCTAAAACTAATTATATCCTTAGCTGCTAATGTCTTAGCTATATTTGTATCAAACATAACATCTAAGATATCAGAAACTCTAGCATCTGTTCCATTAGGTCTATGAGATTCTTTCATTGTAAATCCTGAAAGATATGTAAAATCAAAAGATGTAGTAAATTCAGGAATAGATTTAAATTTCTGAACTCTTTCACTTGTTAGTCCAGAATAGTAAAGAACTGGTCTTGCGCATACTACTCTATAAATTCCAGAAGATGTGGTTGAAGCTACCGTAGTAATTTTAGCAAGTCTTTGTTGCTGATTTCCTGTAGGCGGTACACATATATCTAAATCTGTAGATACTATTAAATCTCCTACAGAGAAAGGTACATTTCCATTAGCATCTTCTACAACATTAAATGTGGTAGGACTTATCTGGGTTGCATCTACAAATTCAGATATTCCTCCTGCTTGTGAAATTATATCAATTTTTTGATCGGATACAGGTAATCCTGAATTATCCGAAGCATAAGAAGGGGTTAAGCCTCCTCCGAAAGTAGCTATATTGGTTATTGTAGTATTACTTCTAGAAACATTGGTAAATGCTCTAGTGTAAACTAAATTGAATTGATCTCTATCTACTGTTTGTTGGAAACCCATATACTGTAGGGATGTTCCATCATCATTTAGCCATATCAAATCTCCATCTACAATTTCATTGTATTTATTGTCCTGATAAAGATCCGAAGCATTATACCCTAATAGAACATTAGAAACTCCAAGAGGTGCATTAGGTCCAGTTACCCCGCTAGGAGTAGAAACACTTTCTATATCTAAATAATCTGAATTACCGAATTGATAAGAAGCTGTATAGAAAGGTCTATTACTTCCAGAAGCTCCTGTATTATAAGAGGCTAGATTATATGTTGGACTTACTACTATACCTTGAGCTCTATATGAAGCTATATCTAAAGGATGGCTAAATAATATTCTTAATTCGCTTCCTACTTCGGTAGTTCCCGTAACTTTAAGTTTAACTAAATCTCCTTCTTGATATTGATTAATTAATCCCCCAGTTAGACCTGCAATTCCTTGTACTACTCCTAATATAAATTTCTGATCGCCTGAACCTGTTACAGTTAAAAATTCTTTTAATAGGGTTTTTTGAGCAGCTGTGGATATACCTCCAGTTGCTCCTGTAGTTCCTGATGTTTGAAGATAATGTAATCCCCCCTCGTATAAAGTAGAATTATAAGCAGCAAAAGACTGATTAATAATACCTGCAGTTGCACCAGTAACTCCTGGATTTAAAGTAAATAATGTACCCACCTTAGCTCCTGTAGTGTAAACTGTTGCCCCTGTTGCCGGAGTAAAGAAAGGTCCTGCTCCGGTAACTCCTATTACATTTTGTGTGTAAAGGTAATCTGCTACTAGAACTTGATCATAACTTAGAAATTTAATTCTAGGTGTTGCAAGATCTCTATCCCCTGAAAGTTCATCTATTAAGTGATTACCTACTAAATCTATTTTATATGGGCTATTACAAATATCATCAAATGCTTGTTCGTCGATAGCACAGAATAAACCTGTAGAAGGTGTATTTTGATTTACTAAAGTTTGTATATATTGATTATTACCATTTAGATCTACGAAATCAGGTATAATACATCCGGTAACAGAAGTTACTATATTTACATCTTGGTTAGCTAAAAAATTATCAATTTGGCTTTTTACGAATCCATTATTAGTAAAATAAGAACTCCATTTAGGATCTACAGATAAAGCTTGATAATCAGTCCAATCTCCGGATACTGCAATTACGTCAATGAAATAATCTGAGATATAATCATAAGGATGCATAAAAGAAGGAACGTTATTTGTCCCGTACCAATCTATTGCAAAAACATTAAACCCTAATAAAGGGAATATAGAATCTGTAGATTTTCTAGAAATTATACTTATCGGGCTTTTTCCCAGGTTAGTTAAACTGAATAACTTTCCTTGATCTGCAATGCTTAATGTAGCTAAAAAATATTCAGGATCCGGAAACCAAAATCTTTCTTTATTGTAATAAGAAGAATATAATCTTGGGGTAATTACCCCGTTATATTGTTCCGTATCCAAAGAAAAAGCTTTATACGTAACTTCATCTGGTGATGCACTAGATTCGTCGTCGTTTAATCTAAGAAGATTCAACGCAAAAACAGGTCCCTGACTCAAACAAGTGAAAACTGATCTGTGGAAGAAAGATCCTTTATTTTCTAAGGACCTATCTATATCTCCAAATATCGCGATCATTGTCGTAGCGTCCGGTATATAAACCGGAGTATTGAAAGGACCAATATTAGAGAATCCTACAACTAGACGAATTGTTTGAGATGTTAGTATAACATTTTGGGAAGCGTCAAACTCCAATGTATAAACTCCAGAAGCTTTAAACTGAGAGTAGTCTATTTTAATCTTACTTGCCATTATAAAAATATATTTTTAGTCAGTGTATATATCGTATTTGATTTCAATTTCCTCGGAAATATTTTCGAAATCAAATTAAACCGCTAAAATCCTTATAACTTTTACCTTCTTTTGTTATATAAATATTTTTTGAATTTCCTTCCGAATCAAATTCAGGGGGGTTCATTCCCTCTATTTTGTCCATTATTATGTTTTTATAATCACTATCCTTTAACTCATCAAATAATTCTCCTACCATTTGGCCAAAATCATACCCGTCAAAAAGTCCAGATAAATTAACTAGAGTCATAGCAACATCATCATGCCCACTTTGTGCAGAATATGTTCCTCTGGAATTTAAGCCAAAAGTAAACATTTCTAAGACTGTATGTTTTTTTTCTGTTATAATTATTCGGTCTTTTCTAACGAGTGACCTTAATAATTCACAGTATTTCATTTTTATCTTTTCGTTATATTTTATTCCGGGTTTAGCTAATCTGGCATTTTCTGTGTGCTTCGTGAAAAGAAACATTTCATCATAAAAATCATCTTTAGATATTAGCTTTTCGTAAAACATATCTCCCTTATAATTCATTTCCAGTGCTATCTTAACTCTATCCACACTAAATACTTTAATAATTAAATTAATTATTATTTTTGTAAAATCATCAAGATTTATATTATTTTCTCTAAACAATCCAATTTGTACAAGACCAAAAAAATCGGATTCATCTTCAAAATCGTCAACCTTTTCGATAATTGATTTAGGTAAAGGGGTTAATTTAAATATATTTAATACTGTATAATCTCCTTTATTACCTTCACTAAGATCTATAGAGAAAACATATCTTTTACCTTCTTCGTCTGCATCATCTATATTAAATTTTGGATGCCATGTTAAATTTTCATAATTGATATCCGTATCATGAAGGCATTCGATTTCTTTCCATTCATATTCGGCTTCATTATTTTTAATTTTTTTTAATTCATTAGATCCTAGAAGTAATGTAGAAGAACTTAAAAATTGATTACCATATTCTTGATTGAATAATTCTTCACTTCCTAAGTTGGCTATTTCGGTCTGTCTCCAAGCTTCATCTCTCCCCGGAACTTGCCACCAGTCCACTCTGATTGGATTAAAACTATTTTTACCTTCTAAAGCTAATTGATAAATCTCATAAAACTTATTCATCCCATTGGGGGTAGAAGTTATTATAATTCTAGAAACATTAGAAGAAGAAACCGTAGGATATGTAGATCTAAAGAAAGCCTCAATAAAATTAGGATTAATGTGGGCAAACTCATCCATATACAGAAAATGAATAGTAAAACCAATACCTGATGTTTTGGTAGTAGTTTTAGCTAAGATCCTGCAACCATTATCAAATTTCATTGACATAACATTATTTACATTCATTCCTGGTTTAAGGAAAAAAGGTAATCCTTTAATTATATGCTTTATCTTATCCATTAGCTCTTCCGCTGTATCCCCAACGTTAGCCAATATCATTGCATTTTTATCATGGTTGAAAAGTAAATACCAAACTAAAATTATTGATGAAGTAATAGATTTACCAACTTGTCTAGGAGCTAAAAATATATTCATCCTGTTATTCTGGTATTCCTTAAGAACGGAGATTTGATATTCCCTAAGTTTTATATAATTCAAACCAGTATCTGTCATTACTTGGCAATACTTGGAAAAATACGTAACGTCCTCAGCACATTTTTTTATCTCTAATGTTTCTTCTTTGGTGTATTCAAAAAGAACATTAGATCTTTTTAGCTCTGGGTTATTATCATGAAATGGATTGTCAACACTTTTAAAGTCAAGCCCTTCTTCGTCAGCTTTTCTTAATAGCTCATTTACTCTTTCGGTGGACCAATAATTACTTTCGTCCTGGGTTTCCCCTAATTTTTTATTTTCTATCAT